CTGATGGGCGCGGTGCTGAACGACACCTGCGGCCTGTGCGTGAAGACGTCCGCCGAGGCGGATCACTGCGAGCTGCGGCGGGCGCTCCGGGCCATGACCACCATCAGTAACCGGGAGATCAGCCCGGCGAGAAACGGGTGTATTTTTAAGTCTATGACGGTGATGGAGCAAGTAGAAAGCGAAGAGCTTTTATAATGCGTAATAGGTAATATAGGAGGATAAAAATATGGACGAAAGAGCTATTCAGCTTGTGTTCAACTACGTGGCGGAGCACTTGGACCAATCCTTACCCGAACCGGACTTTAATGTGTGCATTGTCTGGAAGTGTAAAACGTTGCAGAACTGGAAGTATCTGCTCAGCACCTCCCTCTTCGACGGTATGTATTATGAGCTGACGTACAACGGCGATAAGGAGGAATGGTACTTGGATGCTTACAAGAAGCTCCAAAACGAAGTAATTCCTGATTGAAATAGGAGTTTTAGAAATGGAGATTGTGCAGTTCTTGTATAAATTACTTGCCTGCCATTTCATTGGCGATTATGTATTGCAAGTTGATTACATAGCACAAACCAAAGGCAAAAGTTGGTGGCACATGATTGCACATTGTATTCTGTACACCGTACCTTTTGCGCTTACGTTTGGAATCGACTGGCGGTTAGCGGTGATTCTCATTTCGCATTTTATTATTGATTCGGCAAAGGCAAGGTGGCACGTGATTGGATATGCCGTGGATCAGGTGGATCATTTGTTAATTTGCGGAGTCTATCTGCTATAACTTAAATAGGAGATTAGCGTATGAAAGATTATAATTTTAGCAAACAGACAGACGAACTCAAAAGACTAATCACAGAGCATCCAGATTATCAAATCGTTGTGCTTGCGGGCGAGGAGGCAAACGGCGGCGATTATACGTGGATGTGCTGTAGCGATGTCAGTTTTGCTACTGGTGAAATCTTAGACGCAGACTATTACGATTATGATGATGCCATTATTACCGATAGAGAGCGTCTTGAAGAAATAATAGAAGATCGTCTTTATGATGAGTTAAAAGGCGATGAGCTTGACAAAGCCGTGAAAGACAAAATGGCAGACCTTGAACCGTATTGGAAGAATGTTATTTTTATATACGCAACAAACTAAAATAGGAGTTTTGAACATGACCCGCAGAAACACATTTATACCGTTAGATATTCAATGCTTCTGGTGTAACGGGCAAATGGAAAGAGGAACGGTTGTATCTGGTACACTCAACTGTGTGACGTATTTTTGCAAGCGATGCGGCGGAGTATCACACTTCGCAGTAAATGACAAGCAGAAAATAAGCAGTATCGAGGTTGAGTATAAATCTTCCGAAAAAGGAACCTAAATAGTTCATATCAGGAGGGAAAGATGAAAATTTCATTCGGCGATCATGTGATTGAGGTCCGGCCGTGGGGCGGGGCGGGGGCCGAGAAGGCGCTGCTGATGACGAGCGACCCGATCATGAAGGGCAAGATCCTGGTGCAGATGAAGGAGTTCCCGGAGGCGTTTGAAACGCTGGCGGACGAATACGACGTGGAAGACATGGCCGGGGTCATGATGGTCGTCTGTGATGCCAGGAAGGTCGGGCTGTTCTTTGATCTGGAATTTATGCGGCCGGGGCTGTGCGTCTGCGAGGAATACGAGGAGGCGGAAGAAGCATGACCTACAGAGAACGCGGTGTGAAAATGCTGAAGGTCATGGGCCAGGACATCATCGACCGGGCGGAGGAGCTGATTCCGGAGGCCCAGGGCATTAAGTCTGTGAACGTCTGGCTGCGGATCCCTACGCTGTCCGATGATCTGGATAACGTTCCGGAGATCGAAGTCTGCGTGGATCTGTACCCGGACAGAAAGAAATACTCCCTTTTTGAAAAACCTTTCAATGAATGAACTGATCCTTGCCGGGGATCCTGACCTGGAAGATCTGTATCTTTGTGAGATCGTCAGGCCGGCGGACCATCTGACGCCGAATCCGCTGGTCCGGGTGCTGCGGATCCTGCGATACCCGATCCAGCACGCCATCATGCACCCGGAGAGCGTCAATGAAAACGTGCCGATTGCAGCCGGGACCGTGTGCCGGCTTCAGGAGGCATCAGGCAATAGGCAAGAGGCATTAGAGAAAATACTATCGCTGACTTACGCTGAAAGTCTGCGAAAGTCAGCGGAAGAATACATGGCCCACGCGCCGCCGGACGAGCAGGAAATCGTCCGGCGGCATATGCGCGGGGAGTTTCGGAAGAAAAGAATCGTTATCAGCAAATAAACCATCTTCGCGGCGCAACGGCTGCGGGCCAGGCGATTACGCATCGTCCGCCAGCCCTTCGGATCCGCGGGAAGGAGTTTTTATGCCTACGAGACTGATCAAGGAAAGCGTTTGTCTGAGCGACACCATCAACGAGCTGAGCTGGTTCGAGGAGGTTACCTTTTACAGGCTTCTGACCGTGTGCGACGACTTCGGTCGGATGGATGCCAGGCCGAAGATCCTCAAGGGGCGGATGTTCCCGCTGAAGGACAATCTCCGCGTCGGGGAAATCAGCCAGGCGTTGGATAAGCTGGAGAGCGTCGGCCTGATCCGGCAGTATCTGGCCGACGACGGAAAACCCTATTTGCAGGTGGTCACCTGGGAGCACCACCAGAACGTGCGGACGAAAAAATCCAAATATCCGGAACCTGCTGACATCTGTATGCAAATGAATACAGATGAATACAAATGTTCCCGTAATCCTAATCCGAATCCTAATCCGAATCCAGATCCGAAAGAGAACGAACGCGCGCGGCGGTTCGTTCCGCCCTCCGTGGACGAGGTGGCGGCATACTGCCGGGAGCGCGGGAACGGGATCGATCCAGACCAGTTCGTGAATTTTTACGAGAGCAAGGGCTGGAAGGTGGGCAATTCGCCCATGCGGGACTGGAAGGCGGCGGTGCGCACCTGGGAGCAGCGGGATAAGACGGGCGGAAAGACAGTTGCAGCGCAGAAGTACGGGCAAAGGGACTATGACGAGGCCGAGATCGAAGAAAAGCTGGGCGTGAATGAGCTGTTCAAGGCGGAGGGGTGACATGCAAAAATTGCCTTCCCCGATCCCGGGGAACGTGTACCGGGCGGTGGAGCATCATCTGCGGCACCGGGCGGCGGTGCTGCGCCGGGCCCTGCTGGACCTGAGCGACGCAGAATCAGACGCCGGAGCCATCCGGTCGCCGGGGGCGGAGAGCGTCGGCGGTGGCAGCGGAGGGTCTGACCGGGTCTGCGGGGCGGCGCTCCGGATCGCCGAGGCCAGGACCAGGGTGACCAGGGCCCAGACGTGGCTGGCCGTGTACCAGCAGACCATGGACGTGTTTTCCGGCACGGACGCCGGGCGGGCGGTGCGGTATCTGTTCGAGCGGGCCCTGAGCCAGGCGGAGACAGCGCGGAAACTCAACTGCGACCGGCAGACGATCCGGCGGTACAAGGACGATTTTATCATCCGGGCCAGCTTTTTGGCGGTCGGCTGCGGGCTGATCCGGATGAAGGACGACGGGAGGATTATCGACAATGCTGGCGATGGAGATCATCGGGAACCTGACGCGTGATCCGGAGAGCCGGATCATCAAGCGGGACGGCGGGGACCGGACCGTGTGTAATTTTACGGTGGCCGTCAATCGCGTCGGCCGGGAGGACGCGGCGTTCGTGCGCGTGGCCGTCTGGGGCAAGGCGGGCGAAAACTGCCAGAAGTTCCTGGCCAAAGGCCGGAAGGTGTACGTCCGCGGAGAGCCGTCCGTCCATGTGTGGACCAGCCGGGACGGGGAAGTCAAGGGCGAGCTGGAGATCACCGCCGATCCGATGGGCGGGGTGGAGTTCCTGACGCCGAAGGGCCAGGGCGAGCAGCAGGAGGCGTTCCGGCAGGACACCGGCATGGAGCCCAGCGACGTGAACGGGTATGTCGAGGTGACGGAAGATGAGCTGCCGTTCTGACGTCGTGTTCGTGCTATACCGCGTCGAGGGCGGACGGAGGGAGCCGATCGGGTGGTTTGACCTGATGGCGGAGGCCGTCTGCGCGCTGGACGAGGAACGGCAGAAGGAGGACGGGCCGACGCTGGAGATCAACACGGAGGTTGCACACAGGCATGAGCAGTAACTGGATCAACGCAAACAGTCATAAACCCTTGGACGGGGAAGAAGTCTGGGCCGTGGTGAGCGGACAGCACGGGGGCCTGCGGTACGACCACGAGGTCGTCCGGGCCATCTGGGACGAGGGCAGCTGGTACCTGGACGACGGGGTGGTGGACGACGAGCAGACGATCATCGTCAGCGAATGGATGCCGCTGCCTCAGCCGACGCTGCGGAGCTATCCGCAGCAGATCGACGCCAAGGAACTGATGAACCGGCTGATCCTGATCAGCGCGACCGCCGGGCAATGGAGCGGGCCGCACGTCATCCAGGAGGTGATCCAGGAGGTCAGGAGGATGACGGATTAGGTAGGAGGGACGAGGTAGGAGGGACGAGGTATATACCTTAGCGAGCGAAAGCGAGCGCTACCTTCTACCTGAGCAGCCGAAGGCTGCGCTACTTCCTACCTGAGCGAACAAAGTGAGCGAATTACAGCCGTCTCCGCGCGCAGGCGCGGGATGCCCTTCAGCCGGTCGGCGATCCTTTCCGCCGCATGAGCGGGTCTTGCGCATAGGTCCCGCGCACGTTCGCAGAAGCCGTCTGCGGACGCCGGCGTCTCCAGGCTGCCGTTCCGCAGCATGTTTGCAAGCTTCATGTCAATGCGGGGCCGGAGACGGCTGGGCAAATACGAAATCGATTTCGTTTTTTGAATAGCTGTTTGTCCTGTTTTTTTGAGCATCGGACAGTCAGGCAAACAAGGCCTATCCGTTCCTGATCATAATAATGAAGAAAACCAGAACGGGGGGCGGCCGGGAAAATGTCTGAATATTTGCAAAACGCGACAAAAAGGGAGGCGCACGGATGAAGGTGGAGCCCATCCGGGACAAGAAGGTGATCCGCGATCTGATGGACGTCCTGGCGCAGGACAGAAGTCCGATCGGCGAGAGGCGGTATCTGTTATTTGTGAGCGGGATCTTCCTGGGGCGCAGGATCGGCGACCTGCTGAAGCTGAAGGTCGGCGATGTACGGGGCAGGAAGTATCTGGAGATCACTGAACAAAAGACCGGGAAGAAAAAGCAGATGGCGTTCAATGACACACTTCAGAAGATCTATCGGGAGAGGCTGGCTGACCGGGATCCGGAAGAGCCGCTGTTTATCAGCAGGCAGCACAACCGGATCACGGGCAGGGCGCAGGCCATCACAGAGAGGACAGCGCTCAGGGATGTCCAGGCGATCGGAAAGATCGGGAAGCTGCCTGCGGATGTTCACATCGGAACCCATACGCTGCGGAAGACCTTCGGCTATTGGTTTTACCGGAATTACGGGGACATGGCCATGCTGATGAAACTGTTCAACCACAGCAAGGCAGAAGTAACCCAGGTGTATATCGGCATAGATGATGATGAACAGCGCAGCGCCTTCCGCAGGACCAGCCACATGTATGACGACTGATAAAAATTTCCCGATGTATGATACATTGACACCGTTTCGCGGACGTGATAAGATACGCTCGAAAAGTTGTGAGGATTCCGGAACAGACCGGGGTCCTCTTTTTGTTGGAGCGATGAGCTCCGTCAGGCAGAGCCGCACATCTATCCATCTACTGGGGCGGCGGGGTTTCCCTCTGCTGGCGGGGGCAGAGATGATCATCATGAAGGACGAAAACTATTATCGACACGCCAGGCATCGCGCCTGGCGGGAGGCTGTCCTCAAGCGCGCCGGCTACCTGTGCGAGGAGTGCAGGAAGTACGGCAGGCATGACAAGGACGGCAATCCGGTCAGAGCAGTGACGGCGCATCACATCCAGCACCTGGACGATCGGCCTGACCTGGCTTACGATGTCCGGAACGGCATGGCGCTCTGCAACGCCTGCCACAACAAGATGCACCCTGAAAAGGGCGGGCGCTACTGGTAACCACTCGCATTTTCCTCCGCGCAAGCTGACCCCCCCACCCCCTAAATATTTTTTACTGGGGGAGCTTAACCGGTGGGGGCCGGCATTTATATGCGCGGGGGGAAAAAGTGGGGTGGGGGGTAAGCGCGGGAAAACCTTTATCCACATTATGGCGGAAATCGGAAAACGATTTCGGCTTATTTTTTGCCTGTTTTGGCCTATTCCAGAGAGGAGGTGATCATCGTGTCCTGGCGGACCAGAGATGCCAAGACCTTCCGCACCGAGTATAACCGGATTGTGAAGTACATGAAGGCGGCGGGCACCTATGAACCATTTTTCAAAGATACGATCGAGCACCTGGCCGATCTGTATCTGGATCTGATCCGAGCGGATCAGGAGCTCGAAGACGACGGCAGCGGGATCACCGTGGTCCAGACGAACAAGGCCGGCGCGGAGTACCGGTGCCTGAATCCGATCCTGGAAGCGAAGTATACGATCCTTCGTGAGTGTCGGAACTACGAAGCGAAGCTGGGGCTCACGCCGGCGGATCACCGGAAGATCATGAGCGAGAGAAACGAGCAGCCGGAGAGCACCCTGGGCGCGGCGCTGAGGATGCTGAGCAGCTGAGATGTGGCTGACCGGGAAATACGCCGGGGACGTCGCCGGCTATGTGGACGGCATCCTGGACGGGAAGATCCTGGCGAACAAAGACAGGATCACCGCCTGCCGGCGTTTTAAATCCATGTGCGCGGATCCGCGGTTTGAGGTTAGGCCCAGGGACGCCGACTTCGTGATCGGGATCATTGAAACGACACTGGCCCACCGTCAGGGCGAGAAGCTGGACGGAACCCCGCTCAGAGGGACCCCGCTCAAGCTGGAGTCCTGGGAAAAGTTCTGCGTCTACGGGATGCTGGCTTTCTACCTGCCGGGGACGAAGGAGCGCCTGGTCAAGGAGGCGCTGATCTACATCCCCAGGAAAAACGGGAAAACAGCCTTTGTCAGCAGCCTGGCCTTCGCGCTGGGACTGCTGGAAAGGGAATCCGGCTCCAAGGTGTACGTCGTGGGCGCAGCGCTCAAGCAGGCGCGAGAGACCTTCGACAACTGGCTGTACAACATCCGCAGCCATCTGTACAAAAACAAGGCAGCCGCCGAGGCGGACGGGTGGCGGATCCTGGACAACAGCTTCGAGCACAGCATCAGCTGCGAGCACATCGCCGGCGGGTCCGTTTCCCTCAACGCCCTGGCTTCCAACCCGGACAGCCAGGACAGCTTCAACTGCAACATCGTCATCGCCGACGAGATCCACGCCTATAAGTCGCCGAAACAGTACAACATCCTGAAGGAAGCGACGAACGCCTACACCAACAAGTTGGTGGTCGGGATCACGACCGCCGGGGACGACGGAAACGGGTTCTGCGCCCAGCGCGTCGAGTATTGCAGAAAAGTGCTGAACGGGACGGTGCAGGATGATCAGTATTTTATCTTCCTGTGCTGCGCGGACGCCGACGAAGAAGGGAACATCGACTACACCAACCCCAGGGTGCTGGAGATGGCGAACCCGAGCTACGGGGTCACGATCCGTCCGGCCGACATCCTGAACGACGCCCTGCAGGCCCAGAACGACCCGCAGCAGCGGAAGGACTTTTTCGCAAAGCGAATCAACATCTTCACGAGCAGCGTGAAAAGCTGGTTCGATATCGAAGAGTTCCGGAGATCGAACGCGAAGGCCGGGGAGGAGCTGGGGATCGATCCCAGATGGAGCCTGGACCAGAAGCTCAAAAAGCTGGCTTCCCTGGGGATCAACTGGTACGGAGGCGCTGACCTGTCCAAGCTGTACGACCTGACCGCCTGCGCCCTGCACGGGCAGTACAAGGGAATCGACATCGCGATCACACACGCCTGGTTCCCGATCACGGCAGCGGCGCAGAAGGCGGACGAGGACAACATCCCGCTGTACGGCTGGGCGGACAGCGGCTGGCTGGACCTGTGCAACGCGCCGACGAACAACCACGCGGCGGTTGTGCAGTGGTTCATCGACATGAAGCGCCGGGGCTTCCGGATCAAGCAGGTCGGCCACGACCGGAAGTTCTGCCGGGAATACTTCGTGCTGATGAAGCAGAGCGGCTTTTCCATCATCGATCAGCCGCAGTATTTTTACAAAAAGAGCGAAGGATTCCGGCACATTGAGAACCAGGCAAAGAACAAGGCCCTCTATTACCTGGATTCGGAGGCATATGAATACTGCGTCCAGAACGTCAGCGCGGTCGAAAAGACCGATGATATGGTGCAGTATGAAAAGGTGCAGCCGAATCACCGCATCGATATTTTCGACGCGGACGTGTTCGCCGTTGTGAGGATGCTGGAGAACATGGAAAAAGCTACGAACGCGAGGAAGTGGTTTGATGAGTAAAAAGAAACGCAATCCCGGGCGCGCCGTCCGCGACGCTCCCACCCAGAGCATGAGCAGCGGGGCTTCCTTCCTGACGAGCGTGGAGGGCTGGAACATCCTCTGCGGTAACGGCTATAAGCCGGTGTGGAAATGCCCGGAGGTGCAGATGTGCATCGGGGTGTTCGCTGACCTGATCGGCATCATGACGCTGCGGCTGATGCGCAATGTCAACAACGGGGACGAGCGGATCAGAAACGCCCTGTCCTACAAGATGGACGTGAACCCGTCCAGGTACATGACGCGGATCACGTTCATCCAGGCGATCGTGCGGACGCTGCTGACCTGGGGCAACTGCGCCGTCTATCCCAGATACAAAGACGGGCTGCTGGACGACCTTCAGATCCTGCCCGGTCAAAGCGTATCCTATCTGCCGGACCAGGGGAACGGTTATATCATCCAGTACCAGGGCAAGGCGATCCGGCCGGACGAAATCCTTCACTTTGTGCTGAACCCGGATCTGGACGAGCCCTGGCGGGGCACCGGATATACCGTGAGCCTGCGGGACGCGGTGGACGGCCTGCGGCAGGGCGAATCGACAAAGAACGCGCTGATGCGGTCCCCCGCGCCGTCGATCATCGTGAAGGTGGACGGGCTGATCGAGGAGTTTTCTTCCACCGAAGGACGGCGGAAGCTCCGGGCCCAGTACCTGGACAGCAGTGAAAAGGGAGAGCCCTGGTTCATTCCCAGCGAAGCGTTCAGCGTGGAGCAGGTGAAGCCGCTGTCCATCACCGATCTGGCCATCAAAGACAACCTGGAGCTGGACAAGCGCAGCGTTGCCGCCATCTTCGGGATACCGCCGTTCATGGTGGGCGTCGGCCAGTTTAACAAGGACGAATACCGGAACTTCGTCAACACCCGCGTCCTGGCGGTGGCCAAGATCATCGAGCAGGAGCTGACGAAGAAGCTGCTGTATTCCGAAGAAATGTATTTCCGGTTCAGCAATATGAGCCTGTACAGTTACGATCTGCCCGAGCTGGTGTCCTCCGGGACGCTGCTGGTGGACCACATGTCTATCCGGCGCAACGAGCTGCGCGACTGGCTGGGCCTGAGCCCCGATCCGGAAATGCAGGACCTGCTTGCCCTGGAGAACTACATTCCCCAGAACAGGCTGGGCGACCAGAAAAAGCTCGCGGGAGGAGGTGACGACAACGATGGAGAGAACCATCCGGCAGTATCGGGCGCAGAGTAAGCCCTTTACCACCCGGGAAGAGAACGGCGAAAAGCGGATCGAAGGCTATTTCGCGGTATTCGACGGAGAGTATCAGCTGTGGGACGGCGCGACGGAATCTGTAGACCGCCATGCCTTTGACGGGCAGCTGAACGGGGACGTGCGCTGCCTGATTGACCACGACACCAGGCTGGTGATCGGCCGGACGACGGCCGGAACGCTGACGCTCCGGACCGACGAGCACGGGCTCTGGGGATCCGTGCTGATCAACGAGCAGGACACGGACGCCATGAATCTGTATGCCCGGGTGCAGCGCGGAGACGTGAACCAGTGCAGCTTCGGCTTTGACATCCTGGACGAAGAGTTTGAGGACCGCGGAGGCGGAAATGTCCACTGGACGATCAAGCAGGTGAAGCTGTACGAGGTATCGTGCGTCACCTTCCCAGCCTACGAGAGCACCAGCATCGCCGCGAGAAAAGACGATCTCGCGAACATCAGGCAGCGGAAAACCGAAGCCTGGAAAAACGCCATGAAGGAGAGGATGCAGAAATGGCACTCAGACAGCTCATCCTGAGCAAAAAAATCGAAGAAGCCCGCCGCCAGCTGACCGAGCTGGAGACGGAGCAGGAGGCGCTTTCCGAGCGCCGGACTGCTTTGACCACCCGCGAAGCCGAGCTGGAGCAGGCGATCAACGAAGTGACCGCCGAGACGCCGGCTGAAGATCAGGCCGTCCTCGAAGACGAGGAAAAGAAGTGGGAAGAAGACGACGCCGCCCTTCAGGAAGAGGAACAGGCCAACGAGGCCAAGCGGCAGGAGCTTCAGAACAAGATCAACGAGCTCGATCAGGAGCTGGAAGATCTGAACAAGAAAGTCGACAGCGCGGCAGAACCCGCGCCCGAAACCGCGCCGGCGGATGACCGCGGCGCTGACGTCGCGGAAACCCGCGAAGAAAGGCAGGCTACTAAAATGAATATCCGTACCATGTTCGGCAGCACCCAGCAGCGCGACAACCTGTTCGCCCGGGACGATGTGAAGCAGTTCGCGGAACGCGTCCGCAAGATGGGCCATGAAAAGCGCGCCATCAACGGCGGCAGCCTGCTGATCCCCGAGATCCTTCTGCCGATGATCCGCCAGACCGTGGAAGACCGCGCCCAGCTGCTCCGTTATGTGAACCTTCAGCATGTCGGCGGCACCGCCCGCGAGAACGTGATGGGCACCATCCCCGAAGCCGTCTGGACTGAAATGTGCGCCAACCTGAACGAGCTGAACCTGGTGTTCAACGACGCCGAGGTGGACGGCTACAAGGTGGGCGGCTTCATCCCCGTCTGCAACGCCCTGCTGGAAGACAACGACGTGAACCTGGTTTCCCAGGTGCTCTGGGCCCTGGCCTGCGCCATTGCCGTCGCCCTGGACAAGGCGATCCTCTACGGCACCGGCACCAAGATGCCCCTGGGCATCGTGACCCGTCTGGCCCAGACCGCCGCGCCTGCAAACTATCCCGCCACCGCCCGCACCTGGGTAGATCTGCATACCAGCAACGTCATGACCATCACTGCGGCCAACAGCACCGGCCTCAAGCTGTTCCAGATGCTGATCGGCGCCTTCGGCTCCGCCAAGAAGAAGTACGGCGCGGGCGGCAAGTTCTGGGCGATGAACGAGCAGACGCACACGAAGCTGGTGCAGGAAGCCCTGAGCTTCAACGCCAACGGCGCGATCGTCGCCGGGATCAACGGCACCATGCCCGTGATCGGCGGCGACATTGTGGAGCTGGATTTCCTTCCCGACAATGTGATCGTCGCCGGATACGGCGAGCTGTACCTGCTGGCGGAACGCGCCGGCATCGAGATGGCGACTTCCGAGCACTTCCTGTTCACCAGCGACAAGACCGTGTTCAAGGCCACCGCCCGGTATGACGGCCTGCCCGTGATCGCCGAGGGCTTCGTGGCCATCGGCATCGGCGGCGCGACCGTCGCGGCCAACGCCGTGACCTTCGCGGCTGACACCGCCAACACCTGATGACGGCCGGGGCGGGGATCCTTCCCCCGCCCCGATCCTGGATGAAAGGAGCGGCGCATGAACGAAGAAAAAACCGCGCTGGCGCTGAGCCTGGTGAAGGCGCGCCTGAACCGGCTGGACGCCGCCCTGGACGATTACCTGACGCAGCGGATCCAGGCGGCCTATGATTACCTTGAGCACCAGGGGATCCACCTGGACGCGGACGTCAGCCGGGATCTGATGCTGGTGGTAGACACCGCCGTGTACCAGTACAGCAACCGGGACGACAACAAGGCCGTGCCGGACTGGCTGCGCGCCCAGATCCGGCAGCGGTGGCTGATGGAACGGGGGGATCAGGCATGATCCTGGATAAGGGCATCTGCACGATCTTCCGAAAGGTGAACATGAGCCTGTCCGGTGAAATGCCGAGGCCCGGCTACCAGTTATGGTGGAAGAGCTGGTACGGCGAGCTCGATTTCGCCACCAGCGATTCCAGGCCGACCGAAGGGCGCACCGAGAACCGGACGGACGCCAGGATCCGCATCCAGCAGAACCGGGAGCTGAGGCAGCACGACATCGTGGTGCTGGAAAACGTCGAACGGTTCGAGGATCACACCGGCCCGGTCTATGAGATCACGCGGGCCTGGCATGGGCAGGACGACAACAGCCCGGCCGAGATCTCCGACCTTAGCCTGGAGGTGTACCAGCCGTGACGCTTGAAGAGATCCGGACGATGCTGGTGGCGGTGGATCCTGACATCCGGCATTACTTCAGTACCGAGACCAGCAAAGACTATACCTACTGGGAAGAGACCCAGCGCCTGAGCCTGACCAGGGACGACGTCCACGACGAGGGCTGGCGCTTCTATGTACACCGGTTTACCAAGAATGAATACGATCCAATGGCCGGCAGGCTGTTCGCCGCACTGGACGCCGATCCGAGGACGACGGTGAGCCACACGGTGGACTTTGAGCCGGACAGCGGATACATCCACCATATCTTCACATGTGAGGGATACTGATGGCACGAATGGACACCGACGGCCTGGATGACCTGATCAACGAGATGACGCGCATGGGCGAAAGCGGCAAAGATGTGGCCAAAGTGATGGTCGCAGCTGCCGGTGCGGAGATCCGCAGCGCCTGGCGGGAAAGCGCGGAAGCGCACCGCCTGCGCAAGACCGGCGCGATGATCGAATCCATCGGCCCGACAGGCCCAGTGACGCAGCTCAGCGATGCGGTGTATCAGGATGTATCCGCGCTTGGAAAAGACAGCAAAGGCACACGGAACGCCGAAAAAGCGTTTGTGCTGAATTATGGTACCAGCCGCATCAAGCCCACCCACTGGGTGGATGAGGCAGAAGCGGCAGCAGGCCCCAGGGTGCAGGAAAAGCTCGAAGAGATCTGGGGCCAGTTCCTCGAGACGGGCAAGGTGCCCGTCGTACCTGATACCGGCAGCGCGTCTGGCGGGATCACCAAAACTGTTAAGTAAAGGAGTGTTTGAACTATGGCTTTTATCGGCATGAGGCACCCTGTGGTCGCCACGCTGACAGCGCACACCGCCGGAGCGGAACCGACCTACGGCACCGGCAAGGTCATGGGCCACGCGATCGCCGGCAACCTGACCATCACCCGGAACAATAACCCGCTGTATGCCGACGACACCATCGTCGAAGATGACAACAGCATCACCGCCATGAGCCTGGAGATGGGCCTGGACGACCTGACTGAGGAAGTCCGCACCTACATGCTGGGCCTGGTGAAAAAGTCCACCGGCACCGGCACCACCGTGGACACCTACTACGACACCGACGCAGCTGCGCCCTATGTGGGCTTCGGCTACATCCGCGTCCGGCGTCTGGCCGGCGTCACCAAGTACGAGGCGCTCTGGTATTACAAGGCCATGTTCTCCGAAGAAGCTGAGAACAGCGCCACCAAGAATGAGGCCATCGAATGGCAGACCCCGACCATCACTGCCCGCGTCATGGGTCTGGCCGTCGACAACACCGGCGCGCTGACGTTCCGGAAGAAGCAGTATTTCGACACCGAAGGCGACGCCATCACCTGGCTGAACGGCCTGGCCGGCATCAGCTGATCATTACACGTTCACAACACCCGCGCAGATCTGCGTCTGCGCGGGCATTCTTTTGAGGGAGAAGAATGAAAACATCAAAGGTCAAAATAGCCAAGAGGGAATTTTCCCTGGCGTTCACGCTGGACGCCATGTGCAGGCTGCAGGATACCATCGAAAACTTTGACCTGGGGAAGCTGTCCGACTACGTCAAAACGCCTAACGGGCTGCTGGACATGCTGACGATCCTGGCAGAGCAGGGAGAGATGCTGGAAGGCCGGGTGCTGGATGTTGACAGGAAATGGTTCGGGAACCATATCCCGCCTGCACCTAACCGGATCGCGACCATCCAGATGGCGATCCTGGACGCGTTCACTTACGGATTAACGATGGAGACCGACGACGAAGAAGAGGGCGAAGTGGACGTCGTCCTGCAGCAGCTTAAAAAAAACGAAGTGAAGGACGCCTGACCTGGCGGACCATGGTGCACTACGGGCTGACAGCAGGCCTGCACCTGGCCGAGATGGGAAGGCTGACGCCGGGCATGGTGTGCGATCTGTACATCATGCGCCTGCGCTATGACGATATGGAGCACGGGATCCGGCGCGAAAAGGAAAAGATCTACGACTGAGGAGTGATGGCAATGCCGACGCGGGAAATCAAAACCAGATTCAAGCTCGAAGGCGAGCAGGCATACAAAAAGGCGATGACCGACGCCGCCAGTGCGATCAAGGTCCTCAAGAGTGAGCAGCGCCTGGCCGCTGCGGAGTTCGAGGCGTCCGGCGACGCCCAGGAATACGCAGCGGAGAAGGCCAGGATCCTGGCCGAGGAGATCGAACAGCAGAAAAAAGCCGTCAAGGCTGCTCAGGATGCCATCAACCAGCTGACGAAGAACGGCGTGGAGCCCAGCTCCAAGCAGATGCAGACCTGGAAGACCAAGCTGAACGATGCCAAGGCTGCGCTCAAAAAGATGGAGACCCAGCTGAACGACACCGAGGGCGAGGTCAAGGATCAGAACAGCGCGCTGAGCAAGGCGAGGACCGCCATGTCCAACGCGGAATCAAAGATCAAGTCCCTGACGGCGGAAGAGAAGCTGGCAGAGGCCCAGTTCAAGGCCACCGGCGACAAGGAAGCATACGCAGCGGAGAAGACCAGGATCCTCAAGGAAAAGGTCGAGGCCCAGAAGCTGGCCGTGGCAGCTGCGGAGGAAGCCATCAAGAGCATGACGGACAACGGGGTGGACCCGGCGTCCGCGGAGATGGTCGAATGGAAGGATAAGCTGGTCGAGGCCAAGACCAAGCTGGCGACCATGGAAGGCGCACTGCAGAGCGCCGAGAAAGAGCTCAAGGATCAGACCGGAGAGCTTGGAAACGCCAAGACGGCCATGGCCAACGCCGAGACGAAGATCAAGTCCCTGACGGCGGAAGAAAAGCTGGCCGAAGCCCAGTTCAAGGCCACCGGCGACAAGGAAGCATACGCAGCCGAAAAGACCAGGATCCTCAAAGAGAAGATCGAAGCCCAGAAGACCGCGGTGGCAGCTGCGGAGAAGGCGATCAAATCCATGACGGACAACGGGGTGGACCCGAACGCCAAGGAGATGGTCGAATGGAAGGATAAGCTGGTCGATGCCAAGACGAAGCTGGCCAACATGGAGACCGCGCTGGACAGCATGGGCACCGAGCTGGGTGAAGAGACGGACGCCTTCGGCGAAGCGACCGGCGGAGCTGACAGCCTGAAGAAGTCGATCGACAAGGTCGGCGAAAAGGTGGACTATCAGAATGTCATCGGAGCGATCGACAGCCTGACGTCCCACATCCAGAAGATCGCCACCGCAGCCGGAAGGGCTGCCACGGCCGTCTGGAAGCTGGGCACGGACGCCGGCACCTGGGCGGACGATATCGCCACGGCAGCCGCGCAGCTGGATGTGGATCCGGAGACATACCAGAGCTGGCAGTATGCCAGCAATTTCATTGACACCAACGTCACGGACATCACGAAGTCCTGGCAAGACATCCAGAAGAAGCTCAAAGAAAATAACACCGAATACCTGGGCCAGCTGGCCAAGCTGCGCGTCGGTGTTCGGAACACCAACGGCACCATGAGGACCAGTGAGGAGATCTTCTGGGACCTGATCGACGCGCTGCATAACATCAAGGATCCGTCAGAGCAGGCGCGGGTCGCCACCGAATTGTTTGGAAATGACTGGCGGACCTTAAAGCCTCTGATCGACGCAGGATCCGAAGCCTATAAGGGCCTGGCGGAAGAGGGCCGCGAGGTCGCCGTCGTCTCCAATGATAACGTGGAAAAGCTGGGCAAGGTTGACGACGCCATGCAGAAGCTGACATCCCGCGCGAATAAGCTGAAGAACGACGCCCTGGCCGCCCTGTCCCCTTCCTTCCTTAACATCGCGGACGCGGGAGATAAGGCCGTGACCGCTCTGCAGGAGTTCCTGGAAAGTGCGGAAGGCAAGGAAGCCATTGGAGAGCTGAACGCTGCCATTGACGGGCTGATCAAGGCCTTCCTCGGGGAAGATAACGGTAAGGGCACGTTCAAGGCGATCATTGACGGGGCGAAGGACGCTGTGAACGGGTTTACTTCGGCGCTGAAGTGGATCTCCGAAAACGGGGAGACCGTCAAGACAATCATCGCAGGCCTCGGGATCGCCTGGGCCGGGCTGAAGGTCAGCAAGGGCGTGCTGGAGTTCATGACCCTGCTGCAGGCCCTTCCCATCGAAAAGCTGACGGCCGTCTTCAGCCCCAAGGGTGCGGAATCGGTCGCGAAGGCAGCCGGAAAAGCAGCCGGCGGAGCAGCCGCGAAATCTGTTGTCACCGGAGGCGGAGCCGGACCGAGTATTCCATCTTCATTTGCAGAAACGGCCATGGGCCTTGGCGGTTTAGGCCTGATGACCTATTCATGGGAAAAGGCAATAGAAGCCAGGCGGGGTGATCAGACCAAGCTGATTGACACTGCGGAGCACTTGAACGCTGTAGCAGAAGCGGACAAGGAGCTGCAAGCTGCCTTCGAGAAGTTCGTGGAAACCCAGCGAGCTCAGAAGCAGGGACAAGATGATTATCTTCTTGGAAAAATCAGCGAAGAAGAGTTTAACAATATCATTGACAAGGCCAACGAAGCATCCGAAGCCTTCCATGCTATGGAAGAATCCGGGAAGGTGCTGGATGCTTATAACTCCTGGAGGACAGGAAACTCCATCAACTTTGAAGACTGGGTCCTGCCCAAAGACTGGGAGCAGCTGGGGCTGGACGCCGGGAGCGGACTGGCCGGCGGCCTGGACGCCGGACAGGAAGAGGTAACAGAAGCCGGCACGGCCCTGGGCCAGAGCGCCGTAGACGCTGCCATGGCCGCCCTGGACGAACACTCCCCCTCGAAAGTGATGGAAACCATCGGCGGGAACGCGGCCGTCGGGCTGGCGAACGGCATCTATGACCGGGGAGACGAAGCGATCCGGGCGGCGCAGTGGCTGGCGGATTCGGTGACGAACATCGTGCAGAGCGCGCTGGAGATCCACTCCCCTTCCCGGGTGTTCGAGCGCCTGGGCGCGTTTACGGGCGAAGGCTTCGCCAGCGGCATCGAGCACAGCGCAGAGGCCGTAAGCCGGGCGGTGGGCACCATGATCGGGGCGACCACCAGGCGGCCCGCCACGAGCTTCGCCGGGGTGCCGGTGAGCCTGGGCGGCGGATCTGCCGGCCGGGCGGGCGGTATTGCCGCAGGCGCAGCCGGGACGGTGCATGTGACCATGGTGCTGGACGACGAGGTGCTGGGCGACGTGATGGCCCCGATCGTCAACGACAAGATCGGCGCGAAGATCAACGCGACACGGCGCAGCTGACGGGAGGATGAATGGATGCCGAGACATATTGACGTATGGGTGGACGGGGTGGCTCTGTCCACGATCGGGCCGATCTTGGTCCGGCAGGTATATGAGGATCCGCCCACGCTGGAGATCAGCAACGGGGAAAGGCCGGGACGGTACGGGCAGCGCAGGCTGATGGTGAAGCGGCAGAGACTTCAGGTGGCCGTGGAGTGCCAGATCCGGGAGCTGCGCGACCTGGCGGCCCGGTCCCGGACGGCGGAAGCGCTGTACCGCTGGGCGAACGGCAGCAAATTGCAGCTGAGCAACCACCCGGGGCGGCATCTGAACTGCTATCTGAGCGCGGAGCCCGCCCTGGGCGAGGCCCGGGACTATGCCAGCACCATCCGCATGGAATGGACGGCGGACGAGGTCCCATACTGGGAGGACGATCTCCCGGAGCAGCTGACGATCAGCGGAGCGCAGAGCAGCGGGACGCTGATGGTCCAGGGGACGGTCCTTTCCCCCGTTTCTCTGACAGTGACGGCCGGCGGAGCGCTGACCAGCTTCAGCGTGACGGCCGGCGGCAGCACGGTGAGCCTGACGGGGCTCAGCATTTCCCAGGGCGGGGTGCTCACGTTTGAGCGGGACGCCCTGGACAACCTGATGATCCGCAGCGGGGAGACGGTGCTGCTGAACAAACGCAGCGCGGACAGCGCGGACGACTTGATGGCCGGACCCGGGCCGACGACGGTGGAATACACAGCTGACGCGTCCTGCGAGGTTCAATTCACATCAAGGGGGCGGTGGGCATGATCAGACGACCTGGCCTGCTGGCTGCCGATCTGAGCGAGACCGCCCGGCTGGAGCCGACCGCCGCGTCCCTGACGCTGAAGATGATCGGGGCCGGAGAAGCGGCCCTGACCCTGGCGGAGGACGCGCCGACGGTGCATGTGCATGACTGGGTGAGCATGTACACCGGGCAGGGCCTGGCCGGGATCTTCCGGGTGACGAACGTGGCGCAGACCTACCGGCGGCAGATTGAAGTGAGCCTGCTGCACGGCATCGACATCCTGAGCGATTCGGTGTGGGCGGCGCAGACCACGTTCACCGGGACGAAGGCGGCTTTTCTGGCGGAGCTGCTGAACCAGCAGACCCAGCTGATCAACGGGGTGAAGCCCTGGCAGCTGGGCCGGTGCGAGGACAGCGGCAGCATCGAGCGGGACATCAACTATGACCGGCTGAGCACGCTGCTGGAAGCCCTGGAAGTGGAAGGCAGCAATTATTACTTTGTATATGACCAGACTACCTGGCCGTGGACGATCCACTATGTGGCGAAGGCGAACACGGTTTCCTCCGAGTTCCGGCTGACCAGGAACATCCGGACCGCGACGGTGACCTATAACGACGCGGATCTGTGTACGAGGCTTTATCTGTCTGTATCCTCCAAAAACGAGGACACGGTGACGGTGAAGAAGGCCAACCCCAACTATATCAGCGACGAGGCGACGCCGGGTGTGCCGGCGCTGGTGGACACGAACATCACCGTCAGCTCCACGGACAGCGCGGTGCGGACCTATGACAACACCGCCGCGCAGGCCATCTGGGGCATCGTGGTGAAGACCGCGGACATCGACACCCATGACGACATCCAGGAGCAGCACTTCCCCAGCGCGGACGCCTGGGCTGCCAATTACCTGGCCCTGCGGGCGGAGCCCTCCGTGCAGATCCAGATCGACGGGGACACGCTGAGGGAGCTGACCGGGAACGAGTGGGACGAGAGCGACATCGGCGCTCTGTGCCAGGTGGCCCTGCCGGAATACGGGCACACGTTCCGCGAATACGTGGTGACGGTGACCTATCCGGACCTGGTGCGGGATGAAAGCCATGTGACCATCTCCCTGGCGAACACGCTGCCGAAGGTATCGGAGAGCATCGCCATGGCCAGGTCGGAAGCGAAGACGGCGGCCAGGGCTTCCCGGGCCACGGCGCGGACCGCGGCGGACGCCAAGGAGGTCACCAGCTGGAGCCAGATCGTCCAGTACCACGCCGAAGCCCTGGACGGCAGCGGGGTGCTGACGCTGTACGAAAGCGGCATCAGCATGGACGCGACGGGCGGGGTGAAGATCTACAGCCTGTCGGAAGGCGTACAGGGACTTTATTCCGAGATCAAAGTCAACGCCGAAGAGATCTACGAGGAGAGCCAGAAGATCAGCCTGGTGATCAAGGACGGGGCGATTGACGCCGGATCCATCGTCGGCGCGATCAACGATCAGCGGGAAAGCATCGTCGACATCAACGCGGACCGGGTCAACATCGACGGACAGAAAGGCGTGAAGATCAGCGACGCGCTTTTCATCGCGGATGGCGGCGCGTTCTGGGTCAAGCGTAACGCGACCTTCGGAGAGACTGCCGGGCATCTCGTTACCATCAACAACGGGACCGTGAACGCTCCGACCATCCAGGTCAACAGCGGCGGATCCCTGACGTTCAGCCCGAGCTCCCAGTCTGATTCCGCCCTTTCCCTGACCAGGGCGACAGTAGCCGGCCTGGTGACCGACGTCCAGATCAGCGGGCCCGTGAACAACGTATACACCCTGCAATACAAAAAAATCGGCACCGGTAATACCTGGAATAACGCTTCGGTAACTTTTAGCCGGGCCACTACTCTGTATAAGAGCAATTACACGATCGACGGAACCGCCAAAACCGCCGGGTGGAGTAGTGGCACATTTACAGTCCGCGCAGAGCCTCAGAATGAATCCATCAGTACGAGGATCAACGATATTGTTCTTGTCAGTTCCCATCAGGACAGCACGATCAAAAAGCAGCTGGACGTGACCCTGAAGGTCATGTACGACAACGAACAGGATGACGATGAAGACGGCGAAACCGGGTTTACCAAGGCCAACATGGGCATAGACGCCACCCCCATTTATACATATGGCAACAGAGTGGTCGGCCTGAACAAAAGCTACACAAGCGCCAATTATATTCCTACCACAGCGCCCCAGCACCCAGGGACATTCCTGGTACAGACCAGCGGACGGCTCAACGCAGCCGGAACCGCGGCCGATGAAGACACGGATTATCTTCCCGTGAACGTTTCTACCCTGATGGTCGCAAAATCGTCTTCGATGTCCGGTACGGATCAGATCAACGGCAAAACCTATAAAGGCACATATTCCTTCAGCCGATCTTCCGGCGGCGTGGTTTCCATTGCAGGGATAGCAACAAAAACCGCATCAGCTGCCGGTGAAATCGCTCTGGAATTATCCGCGCCGTATGCTACCCCGTTTACATGGAACGAAACAGGCCATGAAAATAAGTACAGCTACACCGTGAAGTCCGGCCTGAAGGCGGATGGGTCGAATGTCCTCAGTTACGAAACCAACATCCTGGAGCTCAATCCAACAGAGGCAATTAACTACGGGAAAACCTTAGTCACCGTCAGCTCCGCCACGTTATCCAACATCGTAGCCAATTCATCCACACGTTCCGCCACGGCAACGCTCACAGTCACGCTGGACAATGGCGATACAAAATCTTTGACCGGCGTCGATGTAAGCGAAATTTATCAGGCCGGCCTGGACGGCACCGGGCCGATCACCAGCCACAGCTTCGATTTCCGCCTGGTGGACAATAGCGGGGCATTTGTGAGAACACGCCAGAAATCAGTAGATGTATCGGACGTGTATCAGAAAGGCGTGGATGATGCTACGCCGTCTGTTACTTATGTGTATGTTTATTCTTCATCCAATACAGGACGATGCGCTTGGTATGGGCAAAGATCTGGTGGCTCAAGACAGCATTGGATTCCTCATAACGCTAAAGTCATTTTGTTGGATGCTACAATACAGTCTTCCGGCAGAACTCACGTTGGCTATTATGATGATAGTATGAATTACGTCACAGGCTACATTACATCTTCCCTGCTACATACAAACGCCAAATCGGGATATTCGAGTCCCACTTATGGTTGGGATGATGATGGTGGTGGCGGAGACGATCCGACACCGGGTGTTGTTATCAAGGGTGTATACAGTGGCGGATATAGTGGTCCTGGCAGAGTTGCTATTCAGTATTCCAACGGTTCCGTTGAATACTTTAATGTATATGCAACGGCTGCACAGGTGAACGCTTTGTCTTATAACCAAGGCACTGTGGAATCTACCGCAAGAAATGCTTTTGCAGACACACGTTCTTCTGGATATATCGATCTGATCGGTAGAATCTGCTACGCTGTTTATTCAGACGGAACATATAGCCCCGGGATGGTCATTGCCGACCCGGATGAAGAATAATTAAAGGAGGTCACCCCATGAACGAAAATCTTCACATCCCCGAGCGAATTGACACGGTCCTGAACATCCTTCAGAACATCCCCCGGCTTCAGGGGTTTGATCAGTGGAACCCCGTATGTGAAGCGATGAAGCAGCTGGCCGACCTTTCCCGCGACGTTCAGGAAGCCGAGAAAGGAAAAGAAGCGGGAAGTGATCCGAAATGATCACCATCACGCGGGAAGCGTTCGATTCCCTCCGGCAGCCGGAGCAGCTGGCCGGGCCGCTGTTCCAGGGCGAGGTCAACGCGCACCGGTTCATGATCACGGGCGCGCCCGCCGGAGAGATCACGGCCCGCTTTCTCCGACCGGACGGGCGGGACGTGAGCGTGGACGGATGGACGGAAGACGGCAGCGCCTGCGTGGTGCTGACGGCCGGGTGCTACGCGGTGAGCGGAGACTTCCGGCTGAACATCTTCGCATCCGCCGGCGGGGAGACCCGCTGCCTCTATGCCTGCACCGGCCGGGTGGAGCCGACCGCCGGAGCGAACGGCGGAGCCGGGGACGCCGGGCCGATCATCGAACACTATCCGGACCAGGCGATCGCGGAGCTGCGGGAAGAGATCGCCGCTCTGCGGGAGGCCGTCGCCGGGATCCCGATCAGGAAGGGCGACGTCGATGGCTCCGCTGTCTTGGGAGACGAAAGCTGCGTCGCAAATACGGCCTATTCCCTGGCGCTGGGTCATGACTGCTGGGCCACCGCCCAGGGCACCCTGGCCGTCGGATCCGAAGCGGAGGCCAACAGCAGCAACTCCGTGGCCTTCGGCCTGGACACGGAAGCGAACGGGCCCCAGTGCGCTGCCTTCGGCAAGGGCACCATCGCTACCAAGCGGAGCAGCCTTGTGATCGGCGAATACAACGTCGAGGACACAACGAATCCCAACTATAAAACAGGCTTCCTGATGATTGCAGGAAACGGAACGGTGCTGAACGGAACTGTCAATCGTTCCAATGCCATGACGCTGGGCTGGACCGGGACCATGACCCTGAGCGGCGGGCTGATCCTTGGCCATGGGACGGCCCAGCAGGCAAGCCTGTCCCCAGTTGATCTGAAAAAACTCCTGGCGCTGATTGAATGAGAGGAGAGATGCCCATGATCGACATCATCTGCACCATGGCCCCGCAGGGGCTCCGGGTGGTGGAGACCCTGCCCCTGCTGTTTCAGGGCGAGGTCAATGCCCACCGGTTTATTATCCAGCCGGCGGCGGGCGTCAGCCTGGCCGGCTGCACGATCCAGGGCCGGTTCATCCGGGCGGACAACCGGCAGATCGACCTGATCGGCGCGGTGAACGGCGAGAACGCAGAGATCGCCCTGGACGGTGCCTGCTATCAGATTGCCGGGCGGGCTCAGCTGACGGTCTACGCCATCCAGGGCACCCAGGCCGTGGTGATCTACGCGGCGGTGGGCAATGTGTTCCCGTCCATGGGCGCGCAGGCCGCATCCCCGGAGCCAGCGCTGATCCAGCCCTACCCTGTCAACCGGATGCTGGCGGATCAGAACCTACGCAGCTGGTGGATCGGCGGGGAAAGCGCCACGGTCAACTATTACGGCGCGACCGTCACCATGGACGGAAACGAGATCACCATCAACGGCACCATGACCGGCGACAACAGCGTCGGGCAGGATACGGACTGGGAAGTCCCGACCGAATATTATGACGATTATGTGCTGGACCTAAGCAGGCAGCTCAAGCACATGGACAAGACGGACCCGCTGCTGCTGTATCTGGAGCCGCATCATGTGTACCGGCTATCCTGCGCGACGATCTCCGGCACTATGGAATTTGACAGGGGATCCATGACCGGGACGATTCTGCCCGACGTCGCCGTCAGGCTGTACGGTATCTACGGGCGCGGGACCCTCCCCATCGGGGAATGCGAAGCCGTCCAGGACCTGGATCTCAGTCCTTTCGCCGGCCTGTACCGCGTATACAAGCACAAGATCAGGCCCAATGTCATCAGCGAGCTGGAACGGCGTGGGATCCCTTACGACATCCACGGCGGATCCCTGGGCCTGCGGATGCCCGCGATCCAGGACGGAGCGACCGCCACGTTCCATGATTTCAAAATCGGGATTTCCCTGGCGGACATCACCGGACTTGGCGGATACAAGGATCACAGCAATGTCGAACAAGATACCATTGTTTTCTAAGATGAACTGACAGGAGGTAGCAGTCATGGATTACGGTAAAATTGCGAACGGCGTTTATCTGACAGAACACGCGCCCATGATCCTGGTGGAGAATGAGGGCAAGCTGACGCAGATCCAGGGAGCGCAGCCCGGCACGGTGGCCTACACGGCCGGCTATACCCAGGCCTGGATGCTGGACACCGACGGGACCACCTGGGTGCCGTTTGACATGCAGTAACCAAATGGAGGCAGTATGGAGCCGATCATCATTGAGCGAACCTGGAAGAAAACCACTACCGTCATGATCGAGCTGCTGCCCGGCACCGCGTTTACTGAGGAGAACAAGGCGCACACGTTCCGGATCCGCGGGGAAGGGCCGGACGGTGAGGAGCTGCCGCTGTCCGGATCGGTGATGGGGAAGCTGATCCGGGCAGACGGTGTCACCATCGACATGGACGGCAGCGTGCAGAGCGGGGCCGCCGAGCTGACGCTGGTGGCCGACTGCTATAACGTGCCCGGGCAGTTTACCCTGACGATCTACCTGAGCAGCAGCTCCGGATCCGTGGCGATCTACGCAGCCGTGGGCAACATCCACCGCGGGACGACCGGGACCGAGCTGGACAGCGGCACCCATGTGCCCAGCCTTCAGGAGCTGACGGACGCCTACCAGGGCGCGCTGACGGTGCTGAACAAGGCTGTGCTGTACGCAGAGAGCCAGCAGCTCACGGCCGCGCAGAAGACGCAGGCCAGGGCGAATATCGGGCTGACCGCCAGGGATGACGGCAGCGGAAACATCACCTTCGTTTAACGGGAGGCGCAGCATGAACAAGTTTTTCTATTATCTGCTTGGACTGCTCCGCGGCAAGAAGGCCGGGGAAAAGCACGTCGTGATCGACAGCGGGGTCACCTGCACGGACGACGGATCCGGAAACATCACCATCACACAGGAGGGCTAAGCCATGGCGAACAAAGTTTTGAAAAGTATCAAGTTTCCCGGATTGAATGACACCTATACCATCCCCCAGGTGGACAACACCCTGGCCGTCTCCGGAGCGGCAGCTGACGCCAAGAAAACCGGGGATGCCATTGGTGATTTAAAGAGAGATTTAATTGTCATTCATAATACTTTGGGAGGAACAGTTATTAATGGTAATTTTTCAAGTGGATCGTCATATTATAACGTTGATATAAATGAAGCATTAATGGCGAATGATGTAATTGTAATGTCAGCATTTCACTCAACTGGGACAAATGCAAAAGTAACATTATATGGTGTAAAGAATAATAATTATACAAATTTAGGAGTAGTTAATGATGCTTTATATAAAGAGATAACCATAACCCAAAATTATGATAGCTTTAGATTTACCTTTTATAGAGAGAATAATAATGGAAAGGATAGCTTAACTCTTTTATATAATACGAAAGAACAAGCCGGAATAATTAGGCAAATTATAAATAATAATGCTTTTGTTACACCTCAAATGTACGGAGCATTAGGTGACGGTGTACACGATGATACAATGGCATTACAAGATGCCATAGACAGCGGAAAGCGCATATGTATTCCAGCTGGTGTTTATATGATTAGTTCGTCACTAATCATAAATAATGATTCAGTATATATAGAAGGTGTTAACGGTTTTTATTGGGCATCAAATGGAAACAAAAATGCAATTATAAAAGCGTCAGCCAATATGGAAAGTGCATTTACTATCCCGAATGGTGTTACCTGTTTTAATCTATCAAATGTTAATATAGATGGTTCATCAAAAGCAAATTATGGAATATTACACAAAGACGATGGCGATTTATATACGCATGATAACGTATTAAAAAATATAAGAATTGAATATTGTAATACCGCAGGAATTAAAATGACCTCTGTTTACAAATCAATTTTTGAAAATATACGGGTTGTACGTTGTTTGGCTGGATTTAATCTTGAAGGGAAATTTAATGGAACAGGATACGTTAGCGCAACAACATTAACGTTAATTCAATGTTATTGTGATTATTGTAATTCGTCGTTCGTTTTTAATAGGGTTTCATATTCCACACTTATCAATTGTGCGTCCGATCATACTAATTATTTCTGTTATCAATATTCAGTTTGTACCAATATATCCATGATAAATTGTGGGTGTGAAGGTGCAAAACGTATTCCAATATTATTTAGCGGAATAAGTAGTGCGATTAAAATTGACGGATTTTCGGTATTTGCGCTTGATGAAAATTTAGACGATAATCGAAGCGGAATTATTATATTGCAAAATAAAATCAACAATTTAATCGTTTCCGGATTATACATTTCGTCAACAATTCAAAGAACATATAATATTGATGTGAATGTTAACGACCCAGAAGATTTTGATGTGGGATGTATTGTGGTTATGGATAATTCTATTACTCAGGAAAGTTGTAAAACAATAAATGGGATTACTTTTGTTGCAAATAGGAGTTGAAGAAGGCTTGTTGGGAATGGAATTTGGAAGAATGACAAATTATGAATTTTTGCGGACGTTGTCAAAAAAGGAATTCGCTCACATCTTTGTTAAGCTGAGACTCGATGCCGCAGAAGAATCTGATTGGCTTGAATGGATGGATATGCCATGCAAGAAAGAAGAATGGGAACAGATTCTTAAATAACACTTTTACACACCACTACACACTCATGCATATTGGGGGGTGATAATATCGGTTCCTGTTGGAAACACTTCAAGACGATATGCCGCCATAAGAAAGAAGTGTTCAAGGAGTGCAAGGCGTGTGGTATAACGTGGCGAGGAATCGTTCACGATCTGTCAAAATTCAGTCCGGCTGAGTTTGTTCCTTCGGCAAAATACTTCCAAGGGAACAGAAGCCCAATTGAAGCAGAGAAAGAGGCTGTCGGGTATTCAAACGCATGGTTGCATCATAAGTCTCATAACAAACATCATTGGGAATACTGGTGCGATTACGATAATGATAATGGTGATGTTTTTCCGCACAAAATACCATATGTGTATGTAGTTGAAATGGTTTGTGATTGGATCGGCGCTGGGAAGGTGTATAGTGCTGAGAAATGGACGCAGGATGAACCGCTAAATTACTATAACAAAGTGCGGAAAGGCAGACATTTTCACCCAGAGACAGAAGACCTTATTCTCAAAATGCTCTATTGCATCAAGGAACGTGGGCTTGATGGATTCCATAATTTTGTCAGAACACCGCATACAAAGTATGAGTATATCGCCGGATGCGACATACCATAAGAGAAGGGGCTACCAGCCCCGCAACGGTTAGTAGCCCTTCTTCTTCAACCACTCGTCTAACGCCTTTTGAATGATCCACGACCGGGGCCTTTCCTCGTCAGTGCGATACTTCTCAAGGCGCTCAGACAGGGACGGAGGCAGAGAGATGTTGTAACGGACGTATCCTTCTTCTTCAATCCCGCGTAATGACCTACCGCCATTGATGCCCATGATTGTTCCTCCTTAAATTGTAATGTGTAAAAATCATAGTGCATTAAAGACGGATTGTCAATGGGGAGCGAAAACCACTGATATATAAGCGTTTTATTGCTGCCCAACTTTGCTCTAACACTTTAAATCACCATCTGCCCCGTAAAAAATGCCCGGAGGATCACTCCTCCGGGTCTGGTTCCCAGCGCATCAGATCGCCGGGCTGGCAGCTGCATAGCCGGCAAATGGTGTCCAGGGTTTCCGTGCTGATCGACTGTTTATGCCGCAGCCGGACGATCGTTCCATTGCTGATCAGGCCTGCCTTCTGCAACCGATAGCCGGACCAGCCGTTCTCTCTCAGCTTCTCCAGGATGTCCACAAACACAATCACATAGCATCGCCTCCTTCGGGAGATTGTAACAAAGACCGCCTCCTGCTGTCAATACCAATATTAGAGTTGACTATACTCCAATATTAGATTATAATGGCATCAGGAGGTGATCATATGGCAATCGAAGCGAAAGCGACACTGCTGAACGAAATGGAGCGGGCCCTGGCCACCGAGGTCACGGCCGCGGAGCTGACGAGGATCCTGACCATCCTGACTGAAAAACTGGATCATTACGATCTGACCATGACCGCCCTGGACGGTCCCCAGCAGGACGATCTGCTGGACGCCTACCTTTCCGCCCTGGCCATCGAAGGCCGGAGCAAGAAGACGATCGAGCGCTACCGTTATCTGATCAGCCGGATGATGGACGCGGTCCGGACGCCGACCAGGAAGATCACTGTCTACCACCTGCGCAAATACCTGGCAGACGAAAAGGCCCGCGGGATCTCCGACCGGACGCTGGAAAGCACCAGGCAGGTGTTCTCCGCTTATTTCAACTGGCTCCAGCGCGAGCGCCTGATCGATCAGAACCCCGTGGGGAACCTGGGCGTCATCAAGTACCAGAAGAAGGAAAAGGACGTCTACAGCGAAGTGGACATTGAACGGATGAAATTCGGCTGCAAGAGCTTGCGGGACCGGGCGATCGTTACGTTCCTTCAGGCGACCGGCTGCCGTATCAGCGAGATGGTCGGCCTGAACCGGGACGACGTCGATCTTCAGAGCCTGGAGTGCAAGGTCCTGGGCAAGGGCAACAAAGAGCGGACCGTCTTCCTGGATCAGGTGGCAGCGGCCACCTTGCAGGCCTACCTGGCCACCAGGACGGACGAGCTGCCGGCCCTCTTCGTGGGCAAAGGCACCGAGCGCCTGCACCCCGGCGGGGTTCGGAAGATGCTGTGCGACCTGGGCGCATCCGCTCACGTCTCCCATGTACATCCGCACAAGTTCCGCCGGACGACGGCCACCAACCTGATCCGGCACGGGATGCCGATCCAGGAGGTCGCTGCCATCCTGGGCCACGACAAATTGGATACCACCATGCAGTACGTCGTCCTGGACAAGTCCGACATTAAATCCTCTTACCGCAAATACGCATAAAGGAAGGTGATCCTCATCGTAACAGCCAGGGCATTTATTGAGCAGGTCTTGATCCCTTTGAGGGAGGCCTGGGGATACATCTACGGCTACGCCGGGGTGACCTGGACAGCAGAGCTTCAGGACAAGATCGAACGGACCACGGACGCCAACCGGGCAGCGTCCCGGCAGTATGGCAGCCAGTGGATCGGGCGGATGGTGTGCGACTGCTCCGGCCTGATCCGCTGGGCCCTCCGGCAGCTGGGCTCCGACATCATCCACCAGGCGCGCTACCAGTACACCGATCAGAGCGTCCGCAAGGGGACGCTGGTGGACGGCCGGCGGAGCGACGGCAAGCCGATCCTGCCGGGGACTTGCGTCTTTCTCCAGGGCGATCAGGCGCGGATCCACCACGTCGGCGTCTACGTCGGGGGAGGAATCTGTGTCGAGGCCAAGGGCGCGCGCTACGGCGTGGTGACTTCTCCGCTTTCTCACTGGGACCACTGGGGCGAGCTCAAACAGGTGGATTACACAGACGCCGCCGCGCTGGAAGGCGCGATCGAGATTCCTGAGCGGGGAGAAGGCCAGGAGCCGGAGAGCGTTTGGCCGAAGGCCGTGGTCAACAACCCCGGAAAGTATCTCAACCTCCGGACCAAACCGGACGACGCCAGCAACCGCCTGGCGCAGATGCCCAGAGGGTCCACCGTCGAGGTGCTGGCCCAGGAGCCGGACTGGTGGCAGGTCCGTTACGCCGGCCGCATCGGCTGGGCCTTCGCCCAGTATCTTTCCCTGATCGAGCCGGACATCGATGAGCCAGGCGACACCGAGCAGGAAATCCAGCTGGATCCCGCTCCGGATCCCGCCCCGGCTGCACCCGCTGCGGATCCTCAGCTGACGGACTACATCGCCGAGCTCCGCGGGATCCGCGAGAGCATCGACCGGGTGATCCGGATGATGGGAGGCGGTCAGGCATGATCTGGGTGATCATCTCCATCGTTACGATTGCGGCAGTCGAGTGGCTGCTGCTGATCGGAAAAAATCGGCCGGGACGGAGGTGAGAGAATGGATACAAACGTCATTGTTGCCATCATAACCGCTGGCGTCTCCCTGATCGGGACCGTTATCACGGTTATGATGGCCAACCGTCAGACCCTTGCGGCCATGTCGGAGCAGTCAAAACTGACCGACGAAAACATCAAGGGCAAGATCTCCGTCATTGAGACGAAGATCGACGAACTGAGCAAACGTGTAGACAAACATAACCAAATGGTCGAAAGGACCTACAGCCTGGAAACAAGGGTTTCGGTCCTGGAAAAGAAAGGAGCATGAGATGAACATGAGCATGATTGATTTAACCCCAGTTTTTCAGGCCATCATTGCCCTTTTGGCCGCCCTGGTCACCTACCGTCTGATCCCCTGGATTCAGTCCAAAACCAACAAGAACCAGCAGGAGGCCCTGATCACCGCCGCCCGGATCGCCGTCCTGGCCGCGGAACAGGTCTTCGGCTCCGGCCGCGGAAAAGAAAAATTCAACTATGCCCTGGCCGCCCTGAAAGCCGCCGGCTTTAACATCGACGGTTCGATTGCCATCGCCGCCATTGAAAAAGCCGTCCGCGACCTGAACCTTTTCAAAGATATTCCAGATGCAGATGACGAACCGAAAGATCAGGAAGAGCCGGTCGAAGTGGTCGACCCGTTAGGCACGGACGGCGTGAAGTTGGACGGAATCTTATACAGTGACGATAAGCCAATCGACAAAGTTACGACGACCCCGGCCGTCGTGGGCTCCGATTATATCACCACCGCCGGCTCTCCAACCGTCACCGCCTACAACACCGCCACCAACCCAGCCCACGCCGACGCCGCCACCCAGACCATCACCACCACCCCGGAAGCACACCCTCCCGAACCTTCCGAAAACGAATAATCTCTGATACGCACGAGCCCCGGCAAAACGCCGGGGCCCGTGTTGCATGTCGTGTTGCATCGCGTTCCAAAAAGCCGTTTTTTGCTCTAAAAAACCGAAACCCTTTTCGGATTTCCGAAACGTGAAAACGCCCTCTACAAGGGCAAAAAGGAAGAAACCGCGATATTTCGCGGTTTCTTCTGTTGGTGCGGCCAACGAGACTTGAACTCTGGGAAAAAGTGGCAAAAACGCCGTAGTAGACGGGGTCGTGAAAATTTCGTGTTGCATGGCGTGTTGCATCACTTGAAAAAATTGTCGATGGATTCGGTGATTTCCTGGTCCTTGGCCTGCATCACATGCTGATAGACCTGTTTGGTCATTGACGTCGTAGCGTGCCCCATCCTGGCCATGATGTACTTGTCAGGGACGCCCAGTGAGAGCAGGACGCTGTCATAATAGTGGCGCAGGCTGTGGAAATGGTAGGGCATGTGGAGGCGGTGCATCAGGCGGTCGAAGCGCTTGGTGATGACGTTGGGATGAAAGGGAATGATCAGGGCGTCCGGAGAGACGCCCTCCGGCCGGGTGAGGCATGGCCTGGCTGCCGGCGGAATGGAGACGGTGCGGATGCCGGCGTTCGTCTTCGGGGCGTGGAGGACGAAGTTACTGCTCTTTGATTCCAGGGTGAAGGCCTTGGTGATGTAGAGCAGGTTTCCCCGGACGTCCGACCATGTGAGGGCGGAGATCTCTCCGCGGCGCAGGCCCATGGTGCTGGCGATGATCAGGACGGGCTTGAAATCGTCCGGGGCGGATTCGATCATCAGGGCGACTTCCTCCGTGGAGGGGATCTCTATTTCTTTTGGTACCAGGCGCGGGAGACGGACGTGGAGGGCCAGATCCGGCGCGGCCTGAGCGAGGGCGGCGGTCAGCAGGCTGTAGACACAGTGGACCGTTTTCGCGCTTCGGGTGCGGGCCAGTTTGCTGATATATGCCTGCACCTGTTCAGAGGTCAGGCGGCGGACGGAGACGTCCGCAATGGGGCCGTAATGCACCCGGAGCAGGGAACGGTATTTGAGGACCGTAGACGGGGAGAGGACCGCGGCATTATGATCAATGTAGGCTTCGATGGTCTCCCGGACGGAGCGGTCCTCCGGGCGGATATTGCGGCGGATCTGCCACTGGGCGGCCTGGTATTCCGCGTCCTTCTTATCGGGCGAGGTAAAGGATTCATACTTCCGTTTTCCGTTTTCATCCTTCCCGGCATAAACGAGGCAGCGCCAGGATCCGGAGGGGAGCAGGTGAGCAGTGGGCACGGCGTTCTCCTTTCAGTCGAACAGGTAGGAGGTAGGAGGGAGAAGGTAGGAGGTTATTTAAACCCGAGAGACGGGCCTCCGGTGTACGGGATAAAAACGGCTGCATTGTACTGCGGAACGATGTAGATAAAATCGCCGGCTTCCAGGGTGAGAACAAACTCTGTGATCTGGCCGGAATAATCCTCGTTGTTTTGGTTATAAATATCGACGGAGCCCTTCTCCGTTTGATAGGTCCAGTAAAAGTTTTTTCCCGGCCGTCCTGTGCCCCAGCGTATGCTGCACTCTCTCAAAAGGTAATCGCTTCTTCCTTGGTCAGCGCAGCGGACGATCCAGGTGCCGGCCGGGATCTGAGCGCCGACTTCCCAAAGCCCCTGCGGAACGGTGACTTCCTGCCATTCTTCCCGGCTCATCATTTCCAGCTGGCAGCGGTCCCGCAGGGCAGCCAGATCGGCAAAGGAAAGGGATGAAAGGTCGATGGATTCGGCCAGTGATGCAGAGGACAGCAGGGCCAGAGCGAGCGTCAGGGCAAAGAGCTTTTTCATGTTATTCCCCTTCCTTACTTTTGAAAATGCTTACTGCGGTTTACAGATATTGCAGGGCCGGTAACCGGCGCGCCTTGCCTCTTCGGAGGAATGAAAGCCGATCATATTTCCGCTGCCGATGCTTTCAAGCGTCTGGCAGCTCTTTTTATGATATGTTTTCGTTCCCCTGTTTCCGATATAGACGATGGGACGCTTGGCGGATTGCTTCTTCCCGATCACAATGAGCAGAAGCAGCAGCGCAGCTCCGCCGAGTATATAGGGCCAGTAATCTTTTAATTTCGTGATCGCTACGCCAGCAATGATAATAATAACAATAGCACCGAGCCCGCTGCCTGAGTTCCTGCCGCCTGCCACGTTTCATGCCTCCTTCATTTGAAATATATTATTCCGCTTCTCTTGATAGTATTGATTCTTTTTTATAACGATCATTTTCTGTCAAGTCTCTGGCGTATTCCATTAACTTTTCAAGTCCCTGGGCGTTCAGACGCCGAGTGTAGGTGATCAGCTGACGATCATATTCCGTCAGATTAGCGCTGACTGCCTGAGCTTCATCCAGCAATTCCGAAACGGTGCAATTTAATGCGGTTGCCAATAATCGCATCGTTCCTTCCGATGGTGTATTCCGGCCGTTTTCTATGAAGCTGATGGCCTGTTGTGATACGCCGCTTATTTCAGCCAGCTGCAACTGTGTGAGCCTGGCTTGTTTGCGTTTTCTTTTTAAGTTATCTGCTATCGACATTTTCGCCTCCAAAAGAATAACGCCAACTGTAGTAAATTTCTTTACTACATAATACTACAAAAGGTGTTGACAAACTGTTAAATTAGTAGTATTTTATTGTTAGATTTGTAGTAAGGAGTTGTTAAGCATGATAGCTTTACAAAAGATGCGGGAAAAAAGGAAATTAACTCAGGCAGAACTTGCAGCTATGAGCGGCATCACGCAACAGGCTATCAGCAAGATCGAAAACGGCGAAAGGAAAAACCCCGGCGCTTTAACTCTCTACAAATTGGCAGAATCTTTGAAATGTTCCATCTATGATCTGATCGTCGAGGACGAAAAAGGAGCCTGAAAACCGCAACCGATTTCGTATTTGAGAGGGGAAGGACATGAGCTTTATCGTACCGCCGGACGTAATCCGGCTGAGCGACTGGGGGCACGGATGGATGGAGCTCCGGCCTGCGCCGGACGATCCGCCGGAGATCCCCGCGGACGATTATCTGCTGGAGATCTGCTGGATGACCGACGACCTGATGGAGCGGGACAGCCATGGTTCCGTCAGCACCGGGAAATGGAGCGACTCGAATTTCACCCGGTACGGCATCGACTGGCGGGTGTGGTCGGGTACTGAGCCCAGCAAGAAAAAGCGGAAAGAAATTCCCTGGAAGGAGGAAGCGCGAGATGCCGAGGGTCATGCTGACCGAGGCCCAGCGGAGGGCTGAACGGTACCGGAAGGAAAACGAGGAGATCAAGGGGCGGATCGGCGCTTACATGATGATCTCCGGGAAAACTCTGGCCCAGGTGGGCGCACTGGCGGGGATCCGTCAGACGACGATGTATGAGCGAATGAAGGACCCGGGGACGCTGAGACTGGACGAGTACAGACGGCTGATGGATGTCGTAGGTAGGGAATAGGCATTAGGGATTAGGCATTAGGCCGGAAGGAGCGAAACATGTTCAAAAGACTGATCGCGTCTTTGACGCTGGATTATGAGTTTGTGGCCCGGGGGCGCGGGATCCTGACAAAGGACGAGATGAACCTGATCTCCCGCGGGGACAGGATGAAGGTGGAGAAGGCCGACAAGATCCTGCCGCCGGTAGGTGTGCTGCCGAACCTGGACGACCAGATCGATCTGAAGGAGTGCGGGCTGATCGTGACCCACATCGACGAAATGTGCGAGTGGATCGACCAACTGAGCCGAACGGAAATCGTGTGATTTCCGAGGCGATATAACCAAATTTGAAGGAGGAAGGACTATGCTGTCAATCACCATCGATGGCCTGAAAGAGGGGCCGAAAACACTGGACCAGCTGAAGGGAGCGATCATCCTGTTCAGGAATGATCTGGGAGCCGGGAAGGCGATCATGGGAGATTTTTCACCGACTGATTTTGTCATGATGATGAAGGTGTTCTTTTCCGGGAACGATGATGCAAGCATGAAGATCCGCGTGGCCAAAATGGTTGCCGAATTGGTGCCCGATCTGGGTGACGAAGCTCTCGTGGACCTTTCGGACACCGACAACCCGGAGAAGAATCCGTTCGTGGCGTTTATGGAAGGGATGGAAAAGCATGAGTGATCAGGCAGCCGGCCGCCAGGAGCTGGGACCGGAAGAGCATCGGCATATCTGGGAATACAACCCCATTTACGATCTGTTCGTCTGCCGGGTGTGCATGGCGATGCGGTTTCCGCTGCCGGGCGAGGTCGAAATGCAGACGGCGTCTGAGCTGAACATCCGGCATGACGGGGAGGAGAGCGACCTGTGAAGGGCAGGCCCATCACGGACCAGGGAGCACGGGCGCTGGCGGCGGCGGTGGCCCTGCAAGCCTGTCTGGACTGGAGGCTGCTCCAGCAGGTGGTCAGCGGGACGCGCAGGCCGTGGCCGGTGAACGGGCTCAACATGAGCCGCCCCCAGGAGGAGCTGCGAAAGCTGGAGCAGTTCTTCCTGGGCGGGTGGTACGAAACGCTGACGGACCACCGGGGCGACGTGGCGCTGGCCCTGCTCCAGCGCGACGAGCGGACCAAGCGCCACGCCAGGATCGGCCGGCAGGGCCACCAGAAACGGGCCTGCGATTGGAACATCAGCCGGAGCTGGCAGGATCTTCCGGACGAGGAGCTGCGGGAGCAGCTGATCAGCCAGGGGATCTACCAGCAGGACATGGCGCGGATCCTGGGGATCTCCACCTATCTGCTCAGGCAGAGGATCCGGAAGGGGCTGAGCGAGGAGGAAGTGGAGGAGATTCGGGAAATCATACGGAGTAAGAGAAGGGGATTAGGGATTAGGGATTAGGCATTAGGTAAATACCTCCTACCTTCTCCCAGGGCCTCCCGGCCCGTTCTTCGGTGAAAACAGGCCACTGGCCTGTTTTCCGGGCCCTCAGAACCCTCCTACCTGAATGAAGCGCGGCGAGCAGCTGGGCGGGGTTTTTCCCCTTTGACCGCCTTCCGGGGGCAGCACCCGGACGCCGCACCACCGCCCCGTTTTGACAGGGCGGGGCGGGTCCTTTCTACTCTTTCATGATACTGGCGCTCCGGAAAGACGGAGACGGCGGGGAAACCCGCCTGTGCGCGCGCGAGCGACCAGACCGTCTGGATTAGCGGGTGGCGGTGGTGTAACTCCACCGGCGCGCACCTGGGCTGCGGATGGCCCGAATATCCGCGGGTTTAGAAGTATGCTCCCACCCATGAGGAAGCGGCTGTACCCATAACAGCACGCAAGAGATGAAAGGTTGGCAGTGGGAAAAGACGCCACCCCGGGCCTTCGGCATTGGGCCCGGGAAGCTCACAAGAGAAAGGAGAGGGGACAATGAGTGACCTGTCAACACTTAAGTCTGGGCGCCTGAGCGGGCGGACGAAAGACGAGATCGACCGGGACTTCCGGGCGTGCTGCCGGAAGGCGGCGGAGGACATCCTGCGCCTGGGCTACGATCTGATCGAGATGAAGGAGGTCTGCGAGCACGGCGAGTTCCTGGCCTGGCTGAACGAGGTGGGCTGGCAGGAGCGAACGGCGCAGAACTACATGCGCGTGGCCAAGGCCTGGGACGAAAACCCGAAGCTGATGTCCATGGGCTACACCCGGACGGTGGCCCTGCTGGCCGCGCCGGCGGAGCTCCAGGAGCAGGCGGCGGAAGGCAAGCTGGACGACAAGAGCGCCGCGGAGATCAAGCGGCTGTCCAGGGAGCTCCGGGACAGCGAGCAGACGAAGAAGAGCCTGGCCGGCGAGATCGAAAAAAGGGACGAAACCATTTCCGGCCTGCTGACCCAGCTGGAAGACGCCGACCGGAAAATTCGCGAGAACGCTGCGAAAATTCGCGAGAACGCAGCAAAGCCCCAGGTCGTGGAAAAGGTCGTCGAAAAGATCCCGGAGGACTACGAGCTGATCAAGCGTCAGCTGCGGATGGCGGAGGACGCGGCCCAGGACGCGGAGGCCCGGGCGGACGAGGCGGTCCGGCAGGCCCAGGAGGCCATGGCCGGGCAGGCGGACGCTTACGAGGGGCCGAGCGTCTCCGGGTTCATCGGCGCGGTGAACGCCTTCCTTGCCACGTCCGGCCATCTGCCTTACGCGGAGGACTGGCTGCGCACGTTGTCAAGGGACGATCGCAAGAGCGTGAAGATGTTCACGGACAGCGTCTGGCACTGGGCGGAGAACATGCTCAAGGCCCTTGAAGCGGACCGGCTGGTGGTGATCCCTGGGGAAGGGGCGGTCAGCGGTGAGTAATGCGCAGAGTGAAGAGCTAAGAGTGGAGAGTGGAGTTTCCCTCTCCGCAGTGCTGAAGCCGGACATGATGACGCGCACCGAGGAGCTGGCGGTCCAGATGGAGAGCCAGATCAGTCAGCTGGCCATGATGATCAGCCAGCTGAACGCCAGGCTGGCAGCCATGGAGGATGACGGCAAGGTGACAATTCTGCATCAGGACGCGCTGAAGCTTGGGCAGCTGATCAAAGCACGGACGCGGGTGCTGGCCGACAAGTACCAGCTGGGGCCCGCCGGCGAGCGCAGGATCCGCGCCGCGATCAAGAAAGCGGTGCTTTCCCAATACGGCATCCGGGATCTGCATGATCTCCCGGCGCGGAGGCTTCCGGCGGCGCGGATGCTGATTGAAAACTGGAGCAGCTACCAGGTGATCCGGGAGGCAAGCCTATGCGGATGAATAACAGTATTTATCCCGGGCCGATCACCCCGGAAGAGATCGAACGGGTCAAGAAGCTGCGGGACAGCGGGGCCGCTCCGGCGGCTCCGAAGCCTGTCTCGCAGGAGATCAGACGCCCGGCGGACGAACACCGGGAGCGGATGAACGGCAGGGAGCAGGCGGGGCTCTATTCCCTGGGCGGGGCGAACGAGCTGCTGGCCCAGAACGTGCCCGACGGCCTGGGGAAACGCCTTCGGAAGCTGGGGCTCTGGTGGCGCTATCAGGGACTGATCCGTCAGCTGCGGAACATCCAGGAGGCGGTGCAGGACACGGCGGACAAGGACCAGATCAGGACCATCGCCCTGCGCTGCCGGCACGTCAATATTTTCGTCGGCATGGACCGGGTCGGCGATCCGGACGGCACCTGGGTGCGGATCCCAGACCTGAACACGCTGATGGGCGCGGTGCTGAACGACACCTGCGGCCTGTGCGTGAAGACGTCCGCCGAGGCGGATCACTGCGAGCTGCGGCGGGCGCTCCGGGCCATGACCACCATCAG